CTCCGATTTATCATAATATAGTTTGAAAGCCCCGCCAGTTATGGCAAGTGCCAACCCTAAACCGCCTGTCAAATACCACATAATTTTATGTCCTTCCGTTTCATGTGGAACTAGGCGCATCTGGAAACGTGACTTTAGATATGTCCACGACATCTGTGCCAATCGTTGACGGCAGATCTCGTATACTTTGTCTGTAAGTTTTCCACGCATCCAGCTTTGAAGAAATATAGTTAGGGGCATCTGGAAGCATCCATTTGTCACTGTCTTGAAGAATCATTCGGCATTGTTCACGCACCTCTATCATAAGTCTCGCGTGTTTCTCAGAATCAGATAATTCAGGCTGTTCTAGCTTTCCATCTTTTACATAGAACGGAATATCAAAGTTTATCTCTACATCATCAGCTATCTCTAAATGATTTTCATAAAGAGATTTTAAATTAGCTATTGAAGTCGGATCGCCCGAATAAACATTCTCTACCAACCCATCACTATCAAAAACTGCTAGTCTCATTTATCTCTGCCTCGCAATCGCGTTCATTGACCCTGTTCCGCGCCGATAACTGATAGCTGTATCGCTCCCAGCGGATACCCACGTTAAATAATAGTAGTAAGTTTGTGCGCTTGATGTGTTCGTAAAGGTGGCGGCGGTTGACAGTGAAACGGAAAATCCTGCTGTCACTGATGTCGCTTGTGCATTGGTAACGCTTGATGATCCGATTAGAGTTCCAACGCTTTTAGCTGTTGTGCTTTGATGAATCCCTATTCTGACTGTACCCTGTGCGCTTCCTGTATTGGCTAAAAAGTTAAGATTAGCTTCAACATAAGTCACGGTAGGTCGCAATGAAGAATCCGCGCTTGTGGTTACTGTCAAAGCTGGGCTGGCAATATATTGCTGTGTATCTGTTCTGTGTGTTGTGTTGACGCTAGAGCTTGCCGCAATTGATGACCCAACCGCCCACGTTGCCGCATTATTTCCTAACTGTGTGGCCGCGACTCCGGCTTGCTTAATGATTAAACTTTTGCTTCCTGCTGATCCTGTTGTATCAAGGGTCACGCCATCAATAGATATATAGTCTGCCTTGAGCGATCCAGTAGAAATATCATTAGCCGAAATAACGCCAAACACGCCGCTTGCCGAACTTAATGAATTTGCAACAATACGATCAGCCCCCAAGGTTCCGGCTACAAGCTGATCGCCTGTAAAGACCTCTGTAATCTCTGAGAATGAGCCGCCGCCACCACCAGAATTTGCCGATCCATATTTATATGATTTGCTCACCTTCGGATTCGCGCTTGTATTCTGCACAATGACGAAATCCTCATCCATCGGCAACCTTCCGAAAGCCGTATTAAATGCCGAATCAGTCGGGGCGTTTGTATTCCCAGCAACGTCCAGATGAAAGAATCCGGCAACTGGAAAATCAATCACTGAACTATTTACGCCTGTAAAAGCCCCTGATACTTGAGATGATAAAGCCGACTCTTGACCTGTGTGCGTAACCCCTCGCACTTTGTAGTAATAAGTAGTTCCAGCCGTGAGGCCGTTTGTGTCTCCTCTTGTGATGACCATCTTTTTGTTTGGTTCACCTGTCAGCGTGGCAACCACCAAAGATTCACTGGGGCTTGACCCAATGGAGCTTGATGATTCATATACTTTGATGCTTCTCAGGTTGGTATTTGTTGGATTAGTCCATGAGATACTGAGTGCCAGCGGTTTGTTGTTTACCACCGCCAAGCCGGACGGTGCGTTAAATGTATCTGTGTGGGCTGGCGTGATTGTTGCCTCTGAGCTAAAAGCTGAAACGATCCCGCCTTTCCCTTGATGCCTTACCCTGAAAACATATTGCTGATTGTTCGTCAGATCCGCTACAACAAGATTTGATTGCCCCTTGCCAGCGATGCCAGCGGAAAGATAAGTCCCGCCAGAGAGCTTATATTGAACCTCTGTCCCTGTTATGTCATCACTGTTAGCGTTAGTCCAGTTTACAGTGATGTTTATCTTTACGGTTGGGCCGTCCACCACGCTCGCAACAGATGGTGTTCCTATCGTGGGAGCCGTGATAGTCATTACCCCTGTGGTTCTTTCGTTTCCTTCCGCGACTGGTGTGGTGTAATCTGATTGGGCAAAACTAAATATTGCCGCATTCGTTTCTCTCATTGAAAGACTAACAGTGGCTAATGCGCCTGATCCATCATCAGCCGTGTCTAGTTCCATGCTCATATCTTCAATCTGAAATAATTTGGAGCTAAATCCAAGGCGCGAGTTAGTGATGTAGATCCAATCGTTTGGTTGGCATTGGATATATTTAATCGGAACCCTAACGGCCACTCTGGTAGTTTGTCGCTGGTCTAAAAGCTGAATCTTTTGAATCCGTTGGGCCGTGTCGGTATCGGTGGTAAACCCTAGAGATATCTCCATTTCCTTCGCAAAATTGGGGCTTCCCGCGCCGCCTACCCTGTCACCAACTGGCGTATCTTCTAACAACATACTCGCAGATTTAAAGACAGGGGTTTCTGTAGCAACAAATTTTTGGCCGCTATCTGGAAATATAGACTTAATCTGGTTGTACATATCACCGCCACGCTTCTTAGTGACAATTTCAAAGGGGCCTAAAGCATCGGCATCTGTAATCGTGAACTCTGGCGTCTGAGCGGCTCCAGCGAATACTTGGAACTTTCCGTTAACAAATCCTACCTTGCCAGCCATAGAGCCGACGATTCCTTGAATCACTGACTCACCTGTGGCTTGCATATTTGTAAAACCGTTACAAGTGTATCGGGTTTGTTGGGTTGAGCCATCGCCTAATGTTACTTGTTGATCGCAAATATTTGCCGCCGCTGAAATACCCCCAGCGTTGGTTGTGGTATTTACTTCATCGGATTTTGCTTTCAGACCATAGGTGGTATCCGTTAAATAATCATGCAAACAAAGAGCCGGATTACTTCTCTGAGCGTCCGTGGTTGCCGCCGCATTTGTGCGGGGATCAAATATATTCTTGCCTTTCATTAAAAAAGAAATCTTTGGCATTGAAAAGTTCTTTTCTGAGTCAATCGCGCATTGAAAATAAAAATAAGCACAATTCGTGTACTTATGAGTGTTTGGTATTGCAACGGCTCCTAGTTGATTCTGCGCTAATCCATCACAAGCTGTTTGTGTTCCATCGTGGAACGTAAATCTCACTAGATAACTTGATGATCCGCTATAAGTGAACGTGCTTTTGTTCTCGCCTGTTAAGTCTCTTAGATCATTCTGGGTAGCGTAGTAGACTGTTTCACCCTGTTCCGTTTGGGTGGCGGTGGTTAATTCCAGATCGTTATAAAAAACCTTTTCAAACCCCTCTACTGGATGGCCTGATACAACGATAATCAGATTTAAAAAAGCCCCATCGTTGCCTGTGGTTTCAATGTGAGCGAATGTCCCGCCAACCCTGCATTTACCATAAATTATCTGTCTGGCGACAGCGGTTCCGGCCCCTGATACCTTAGTTCCTAAATTCCCTGCCGCACCGTCCATCCCCGCGCTCATCTTCGGAGCGAGTAAAGTTGTGACCAAAGCACCAGCGCCAGCAACGGCCAAAGCACCGATGAAAGCCGCAGACCCGATAAATCCACCTGTAACCGTGATGCTTCCTGCTGTAATTGCAGAGGTTGTACTAAACAGACTGCCAAACCCCATAAAGCTCCCACCAGATGCGGTCACAATTGCCCCAGCCGTCACCAGAACTAACGCTGTAACAACGACTGCTGTTAGAACTGCTTTAATGATCCTGCCCATTTAGGGAATCCTCCAAGCCGCTTCAATGGTGCTTGGTAAGCTAAAAGCGTACCCGCCGTCCGTGGGAGACATTACCCTTGATCCGTCAGATATTCCGGCCACTGGTTTGTTTTCGTTCATAACAACAACTAAATCGCCTGTGGTGACGTACTGTGGCTCCACTGGAATCATCCCAGCGGCGAGCGCGGCTTTTTCTAACGCCTGATCTAAAGTGCCGCCATAATCTTTAATGGCTTTATAAGCAGTTTTTTCGTCTTTCCATTTAAGGGTTTTAGGGATTACATTTTTGCCGCTTATCACTTTGAGGCAAGCATTCGCGAAAATACAACAATCCCACTTGCCCCATTCAAAGTCTCGCTCGCGGTTCTCTTTTAAGAACTCAGCTAATTTTATTTCCCAATCCGGCAATCGTTTCATTAGAAACGTAGATCCCTTGTTACATCTTCAATGCTTGGCATGGGTATAGTCTGCCCCTCCATCAAGCCCAGCCCTGATCGTTCTTTACCCCATAATATTTCTGCGGTCTGGATAACTTCCATGCGGTTAAAGCCTGTATCAGTAGAATCAATTAGCTTTTGAGATTCTTTCAAATATCTAAGATTGCAAGGCCGTTTCAGATCAACTAAGCGATTCTCACAATTAACTGTGATGGTGTTCGCACCATTAGGATCTTCCGTTATCTGCATACTGGTCATTCTGCCTTTGAAAGAAGTCATCACCGCACCAGCGTTCTCACCGCCACCATCTAGAAAACCAGTAAATACTGTTATCGGGCGGTTGTGATAGTCATTCGTGAGGGAATGAGAAAGGATTGCTGGGTCTAAACCTGATAAACCTATAGTCAGTCCGCTAGATTTCATTTCTGCGGTATCCTCAAAGGCCGACATTGACAAAAGAGTTCCTACCCCTTGGTAGGTATTGCCATCAAAAACGACGTCCCCAGCGGTCGTATTTACCCTTAAAACGTCATTATCAAATTCAGCTTGAACTGCGAAAAACATAAAAGAATGTTTCTCAGCGTTTAGTCTGGCCTCTGCGATTGTTTTATTTACTATGTCGCTGTCAGAATCAAATCGGGTAGCCAATTAGATTACCTCTGCACAACTAAACGCCAAGGTGTAAAGGGAATTTCTGTCTGTATCCCAGCCAACTGAATTGCCAGCCAATCTAAATCTGCTTTCATTGGCTCCGTTTTTAAAACCAACTGCCCAGTTATGGGATAGATTAAATCTTAGTTTGGGTTCTACAGAGACAGAAAAAACATTATTCAACCCCACCAAACTTGTTTCTATCGCGTTTTCGGTACACATGACCAACTGTTTAGGTGTTGCTGTCGCAAGCCCTTGTCCATCATAAAGAGCCAGATAATCACCTCTTTTTAATAACCCTGTTGATGAAGAAGTTGGCCCAATAAGGGCTAATGCAGTCGCTCCTTTTACATTTTGTTTCACCGAACAATTTGCGGTGCTTGTTTCTGAAACTAAATCTCTGTCTGTGACTGCTACAGTTTGGGAGTTAGAAGCGTTCTGGACGATTTTAAAAGTGCCGTTGTTATCATCATTTACCGCGCCAGAGACAAAAAAGAAATCGCCTGTGGTAGCGGTAAAAACATTATTGTTTGATGTGATGGTGTTGCCTGAAAAACTCAGCGTAAGATTTGTGCCATTTATCCTCGCATTGGTCAAAAAATAATCGGACGAATAAGTTCCCTCTCCTGAAGACCTGTTCTTTGTTGGGTCTCTTCCGTCTGGATCAATAAATTTGAAAAAGTTAGTTGGCCCCTGCATTTTAGTGAGAAATGAAAGCCATTCTGTAGCCTCTGGTCGTTTCAATGGCGGGAGTGATACTTCTGCCACCCATCCCGCATAATCAAACTCCTGCGTTCTAGTCTGACCTGTAAAGGGTGAAGCTACCGCACCAACCGCCCTATCAAGCTGGAAAGCTGACCTCACAAAATTAGGGCTTGATGGCATGGTGATTTCTCGCATTTATCCTCCCAGTAACCCACGGCGATAAGTGCCGCCCCTTGATGCGGCCTCAAGTACAGATGCCTTTGTTACATCTGAAATGGTAGGAAGCATCTTCATAATCTCTTGTCTGACAGTGGGAACCACGCCTGTGCTGAAATTGAGGTTTTGATTAATAACTATTCCATCGCCGCCCATAGCCAAGCGACTGGAATGATTGTTCATTACCCTGCCGCCGCTTTGTGGAATCATTAACTCTGGGCCTCTTTCTCCAACTAGCATCGGCCTTCCACCCTGAAATCTTCCACCGCTTGCGTTATTATCTGTTACGTTGAAACCTCCACCAGAAAAACTCCCAGTCGGCAAAGCCGCGCTGGTCCCACTTAGCCCAAAGACTGCATTTAAAATTTTATTGACAACGGCTAACTGAAGGAATGTAGCAATTATCTGCGAGACAATATTTTTTGCAAAGTTAGCAAAGCTATCCAACACACTTTGTCCTTCAAGAAGTGCATTAACAAAGTCTACTGTGAACGCATTACTAGACGAGATAATTGCTTGCCTCATGTCCTCGTCAAATAGTTTTCCTGTTTTTTCTAACGGCTCTTTAAGGCTTTCTATCTCGTCACGAATCCTTTGTATCTGTTCTGGAAGCTCTACACCGCCAAGAATTTTCGCTAAAGTTTCCTCATCACCTTCTTTTGCCAAAGAGTTTAGAAATTCAATTTGGTCAAGTAATTTTTCTGTCTGCGGTGTAAGTCTTTCAGTGAGCTTTGTAGCTTCTTTTATTTTTTTGTTTTTTTCATCAACCGCTTGAGCCGTTGCTTTATTTTCTGCTGTCTCTTTTGCTTGCGCCTCTTGTTTTATTCTATTTGCTTCTGCCGCATCTAACGCCGCCTGTGCTTCTTGCTCAAGCTGTTTTAGTCTATCAAACATGAGCGTCTTGGTTGTACCTACACTCCGGCCTGTGGTGAGAAGCTGGTCATCAGGAACATCTCTAAGCTGATTAAGCTGATCCCTTAAAACCTTTTGCCTATCTTCATTCGTTCCGGCTCTGAAAAAATCTGGGGGCAAACCTGTGCTTGCAACTTTAACTAAAAGAGAAAATTGATTGACTGTTTCAATTACGTTATCAAGAACATTTTTTGTCCCTTTTCCAAGGCCTCCTTCATCAAAAATAGCTAGACTAGCTCTCTTGATAGCGTCACCTAAATTATTCATTTTTTGATTTACTGTGTCCATCTGGCGGCCCGTTTGCCCACCAAAATCTTCTTTAAGCCCCTCTATTAACTCAGCAAATAGTTTGGCTGAACCCTCTGCGGTTTTACCGAATTCTTGTAACTGGAGTCTTGTGCGCCCAAGCTTTCTTTCTAGGATTGTAAAGACAGGAAGTCCGCGATCATCTAACTGGTTTAAATCTTCAAGACCCAACCCCCCTGCTGGCGATCTTTTTAAAATTCTAATTAGTGCATTAAATGATTCTAGTGGGGTGAGAGTGACAGATGCGGCATCTGCAAAGGCTATAAGCTCATCTTCAAAATCTGTGAATCCTGAAGAGCGCAAACCAATAAATGCTTTCGCTATATCATCTATGGCGAATGGCATCTGTTCAGCAAAAACAAGTATTCTGTCAAACGCTTGGTTTCCAGCTTCCATGCCGCCAAAGACAGTCTGGAGTGAGATCCTTAATCCTTCAAAATCTTTTGCTAGGGCTACAGTTCCAGTTGCCGCCGCCGTAAGTGCGGTGACAGCTAAAGCGGCCCTTCTTGCAATAGGAACTAGAGAACGCATAGAATCTCCCAGCTTTCTCATACCGCCGGAATTTGATGCTTTCCCTACATTTTTTTCAAGCTCTC